AACTTAAGTTTAAACAACTGCCTGTCTTCTATTCCAGGAACAATATCTGTATTTTTTCCTGATCCATCATATACATTCTCATAGAACTCAATATAGATGTCTTCTCCTTTTTTCAATTCCCATTCAAAGAACTGACATTGTTTTCCAAACTTACCTTTCTTAAAGAAAGCAGTTTTAATAGTAAAAAATGGATCTACTAATCCAATTGCTTTGAAAGCATCCATATGCTGCATATAGAACTCTCTTTCTTTTTCTTTTCTTAAATTGTTGTTATTCATGTTAATTAATTTACTTGGATTTTTGCTGTGGTTTCCCTAGCAGGTGTTGGTATTTCTACTATTCTCATAGTAGTTCTATCTAATTTAAAGAAACTGATTCTAGTCATACCATTACGTGACTTCAGGAAGTGGAATACTAAAGTATCCGGATCTTCAATTAGGAACTTCTCAGGACCATATTTCTTTATTTTTCTTATAGAAGGTTTATTAATACCAATAACTACATCAGCATGTTGTAATAAAGCATCAGAACCATAAATGTCAGAATCTAATACATAATTACCGTAATTGGCTTCTACTTGTCTTTTAGTATCATCTATGTTTCTATTCAACTGACTTAGGACAACAAATGCTACAGGGTAGTTTTTCTTCATATAGGTCAAGGCTTCACCTAATGCACCCAACATTTCAAATTTGTCTTTCTGTCCTATATCATTTTTAAATAGAGCAGAGTGATCTATTGTAACAAGCATGTTTGGATAAGTACCATCTTCATTCTTGTATCTTTCCAACTCATAATGAATTGTAGCACACATTTCATTGACAGTACATGTATCGTAGATGACATTAATCAAATCATTATTTATAGTTGATTTGTAGTATTCTACACACTTCTCAAATAATTTTTTGTCAACTAACTTTCCATCCTTACTCATTAATGTATTGTAATCAGCACCTGTAATCAGACCAAACTTTCTAATTGCACTGGTTTCATCAACCATTTCCATTTGAAATTTAAGCACTCTAAATTTCTGATCTGGATTCTTTTCTATAATATCAGAAACCACCTGTTCCATAAATAGGGTCTTACCTGTACCAGGTCGTGCACCTACAACTGTTATAGTTCTCCACTCAAGTCCATCACAAAAAGCATCATTAAATTTAGGCCATGCAGTTATTAATGCAGGTATTTTACCTTCTCTCTTTGCCTTCATTTTAACAAGACCTTTTTCAAGACTGTTTCTTTCACTAACTGGTAACAGGTGTCGTGCACCATTAAATAGTTTTCCCATAAACTTTAAAAATTTAAATTATACAATTAACTCACTAAATACATTGTTATCTTCATCAGGATTATCATTTAGATATTCACAATAAGTTGCTAAGTCAGAATCCCAACTTTTGTCTACATTTTGCTTTCTCAAAAAGTATTGAGAGTTTCTCATATAGTCATAGTTTTTAGATTCATATTCTAGTACATACTTTTGTGTTGCTAAAAATATAGTTTCCCAATCATAATTGAAGTTATCAAAGAACCATCTGAATGCATTCTCAAGATTTTTAGCTGGAACTCTTGCATATTTTCCAGAGGATAGTTTCTTATTAGGAAATATTTTTACATATGCCTCTATGTTTTGCATAAAATTCTGCCCCATTAAATCTTTAGAAGTTTTCTTTTTGGATTTCTTAAAATATCCATCAATTTCTGCCATAAAGATAATACTTTTATCTGTCAATTCCAAGGATTCTGATACCCATGCATCACGTTGCAGTCTTTTGCACTCAATTGCTTTATTAACTGAGTCGTGAGGTACTATTTTTTCTTTAATACAGTATAAAACATAAAATGAATTTGGTGTCAAATCATTTTGAATTAGTTTGTTGAAAATTTCTATCATTTTACCATGTTATTATATTATTACTTGTATTATTTACTATAGAAGATATTTTAGTAAATATATCATTACTATCCCATTTAGAGCCGTTATAAGCAGCAGAAGCAGGATGTTTAACAGTAAACTTATACTCAGTGTTAGTAGTAAGTTCAGACCATTCTTCAGCTTTTTTACCCATGTATACATAAATCAATCCCGGATTATAATTATTTAACCAATCTAATAAATAAGCAGTAAAAGGTTTCCATATATCATAATGACTACCAATTTTACCTACTTCAACAGTAAGAGCTGTATTAAGCATTAGTATACCTTGATTAGACCATCTTGTAAGATCAACTTCATGAGTTACATTATGACCATTATAAACAGTTCTATTTACTTCTTCTAAGATATATCTAAGACTTGGTTGCAGTTTATTAGTGTTACCACAACTAAATGCAATACCATCTGCAACTCCTAACTGTGGATATGGATCCTGACCTACTATAACTACTTGTAGCTTATCATAAGGACATTCTTCAAAGGCTCTGAACACTTGTTTAAGTGGTGGAGTAAATCTTTTATCTTCTTGACTTAGTGTATACAACTTAGTAAGTATGTCATCAAACTCACTACTAAATATAAAAGATTTAAAAACTCTATACCAACCACTAGGTTCAAGTTTATCAAACATTTTTTGTTTAATTTCTTGTAATTCCATTTTTTTTCTATTTTTGTTTAAAATTAAATACTATGGCTATTAAAGCAAAAGAACTAAAAGATGATGCTCTCATAAACATTCAAGTAAATAAAAGCTATTATTTAATGGCTAAAGCTACATCTTTTACTATTCTTCAATCTCTAAATATACAAGAAAAAGGAGAAGAATATTTTAAAGATATTTTATCTAAAAAATATCAAGATTTAGATGCAAATCAAAAAGCATTTTATACTATAATTCTTCTTCTTGCTGAAATAGAAAGAAAAGCTAAACTTGATAATTTATATGACGAGAAAGAAATATTAGAACCAGGAGATGAAGGTTATGTTGAACCTATCCCAGATTCAAATTAAACTGTTCTCTTCCTATTTGTATACAAGCTTCTATAGCTAACATAAGTTCATCTTTACTACAATCTCCAAAGGATTTGTAATTTATCATGGCTCCATCTTTATAAGATAGACCTGCATGATCTTTTACAAGACATTTCATTTCATCAAAAGTATATCCAGATTCTTTTGCCATTTCTCTAATACAAGCATGAACTTTTGCAAGTTGTGCTTTACTGTGATCTATTCCAATTAGATCTAAATACATATCCACTTTCTGACCATCTGGAATCTTCTGTAGAAAGATTTCATATGCCAGTTTGTCTTGAGGATGAGCAAATATCAGTTTGCCATCTTTTTTAATAAACTTACCACTAAACATAATTAGCAAATTATATTGTTCATTACTTCTAAAAACTGCATGTAGTGATCTTTGGTTTTTATCTCTACAGCAGGTATCTCAAATGATTTTAATAGCCAATGATCATCTTTCACATCAATGCTATCTGTACTGTGTAGGACTAGACCACTGCAGAGTTCTTTTTGATAGTAATAATAATCATAACCATTGTTACTTTCACTATGAGTTATAGTAACTTTATCAAAATTAAGATCAATTAATTCTTGTTCACTCATTTTTTGTTTCTGTTAAGTATTTAAAAATCTTATCATAAAATTTACCTGTAACTTCTTTCCCATACATAAACCTGTACACTTGAAATTTGTCTATACCGGCATCTTCTGCTATGTGAAGTATCTTGTATCTTTTAGATAGTCTGCTTTTTAATGTTTCCCTAAGCCAATCACTAATTGTTTGACCCTCTTTTAAGGTAACAGTTATAACTTTTTCTTCCATGTTTTAAGGTTTATTCATAAATGTTTCAGGACTAATTACATCTTTAGTGTAGTTAATATCCTTATAGTTTTCATTCTCAAGGGTCCATAGTCCCATATCTTTTATCCTCTGATTTCTTAAAGTAATTATAGAATATGCAGTAAGATGAGCATTGTCATCATCATTACTATTTAACATATTAATAAGATTATTTTTCTCTTCTTCCGTAAGATATCCTGTCTTTACTAATAAGTTTACTTCGGATAAAAATATAAATGGTCTAAATTCTCCTTTTTTAGTACCATGGGTATACATATACCATAGATACCCCATATTACTATCTTCTACTTTACATACCATATGATGTTCATGGCATATATTTTCAATCAAACTTGTGATCTTCTTGTCTCTAAATATTTTTATCATAATTAAAATATATAACGGATTGTATTCCAAGGAATATGTTCATCATGTAATTTAGTCCATTTTTTAATATAATCAGCTTTTCTTTTGTGTTCATATCTAAGATTTGCTCCACCATATTCAGAAGTTTTGCTTTCTTGTATTTTAGGTACCCAAAGTAATTCTTCTCCTGGAAGTTTATGCTGTAGATTATAAAAGTGCTTTTCTTCATTATGAGTAAGAAATATTACTTCAGCTTTTACATTATCAGTATTCCATTTATTAAAAGTAGAATGTCTGTTGATTATATGAAACAAAAACTCATACTCTATAAGCCAATTATCATGAACTATTACTGGACTAAAATTTAAGTGAACTTCATATCCGGCTCTTAAAAACAAGTATACAGCATTTAATCTTTCATCAAGAGAACTTGTATTAGGTTCAAGAACTTTTCTCCATTTCTCTGGCATAAGACTAAATCTTATTCTAATCTTACCTTCTGGATTAAATTCTAAAAGATCCTTATTTGCATATTTAGTAGCAAATGAACCCATAGCAAGTGGATGATCTCTGAAGAATGCAAAGATTGTTTTCCAGTCATGATATTTTGCATGTAGAGCAAAGTCTTCATTACAAGAAATATCATAAGTAATATACTCTCCAGTTTGATTAGGTTTCTCTACTGTAGAAAAATAAGCATGTGAATTAATCTCTGTCAGGATATCCATAGTATTAGTAGCTATAGAAAGTCCTTCCGGTTTGTGTCTTTTCATATAACAGTATGTACAGTTATAAAGACAACCATGTCCAAAACTTGGGCTGATAAAATCTGTAGATCTACCAGAAGGTCTAATAACCATAGACTTTCTGGTAACTTTTTCTACTACAGACATATTATTCTAGATTTTTATATATACAGCTGATTAGTGCTACATATATTAATTCAAATAGTATTCTCATGACTATTCCATTGTTAGGTTGCTATCAGATAAAATCTCCCGGATCTTATCTCTTAACTTTTCATAAGCTTCAGCTACTTCAGAAGGAAGTTTCTCATTATACTTAACTTCATTTCTAAGATATTGATCTATTTCCCATATAGCAGCTCTATACTTCCACCCATCTAATGCTACCTGAGCATCAGATGCAGCATCTTCATCTGTAAATTCAATTATTACTTTCATTCTATTCTGATTTAAAGGTTATCAAATTGCTCTTGTAACTGATCTAACTCAACAGTTACTAACTCTATTTCTTTTTCAATAGCTTCTCTCATTAAATCCATATTCTTAAAATATAATTCCAATGGACTATTAGAAATACCAACATAAACTTCTAATTTTACTCTATTTAAACCACAACCTTTAGCATGTTGTAACTTTCTTTTGTACTCATAAAGTTTATCATATTCATCTTTTAATTTCTTAGCTGTATTAAATACATCATTCTTCATACTACTTTCTTTTTCCAATTTGATAACCTACATAGAACCATAAAACAAATCCTATGTGTGATATGATTAATATCCAAGTCATACTATTTCTTTTTTTTCTGTTCTAAATAATCAATAATAAAACCAATAGCAACTAGTATATTCATACCACAGGATGCTATTATTTCATGAATGTCCTCATATATAGTGGACATCAAATGTACATGACCAACCATCCAAAATGGTATGGACAAGTTTTGGCTTATCCATACCACTAGATATTTTAGAAAATGTAACATTACTTTATCATGAAATCATATGCAGCTTTACTATTAGTCATAGTAAACTTGTAAATTTCTGATGTACAATGAGTTTCATTAATTCTAACTTTCATTACTGAAGCTGTTTTAAAATCTGCTAATACTTCAGGTAAAGTTTCAAAATTCCATGTAAAAAATACTGTTGTATTATCATTTGATTTATCTCCAATTAAATGATGTTTTTTATCAATACCATTTACAGTAAATACAATATCTACAACTGGTGATTCATCACAGAAATAACTATCTTGTACATAAAATACAATAGCATTATCTACATTTTCTAATTTTGCTAAAGCATTTTCACTATTACTTACATATGCCATTTTATATGGATCATCAAATCCATTATTAAAAGTTTTATAAGTCCACTGAGCACTAACACTTCCTGTAATTAGTATTGCTCCTAATAAATTAATCACCTTCTTCATTGTTCACTGTTTTTTTCTTCTCTTGCTTCACCGTAGTGGCTGGAGAATTTTTTGTTTGCTTGTTGTACTTTTCCAATCTCTCTTGAATTTTCTTGTTCAATAGATTGTAATCTAACTCTATTCTTCTTTCTTTCATATTCTTGCCAGTTATAAATTTCTAACTCTTTCATTCTAACTACATCTCCAAGTGTCATACCTTCTGGTATTCCTCCATTTTCTTCCATGATTTGTATACATACTTCCTTCATTCTTCCCATAGTTTTAAACTTTTATTAAGTAATAAAGTAACTGTAGTTCTTATGTCATCATGACCAAGTATAGAACCTACTGCTTTTAGTTTATTATGCAGTAACTGATCAACATCTAATTCTATTCTTATCTTTCTCTTAGCTCTTACTGTATCTATCACACTAAAGTTAAATGGAAACATCTGAGCATATACATATACATTCTGTATATAAGATTTATCTTTACAAAATTGAATAGCAATATTTTTGTTATGATGAATGGTATTTCTATTATAACCTGTTAATTTTGCTATAGTATGTTCTGGTAACATAAATCTATATACTAGTAATCCAATTAAATAACTTCTCTGATCAACCAGTACTCTTTTACGGGAATTCTTTTTAATTTTTAATAGAGAACTGATTACATCATCTTTTGTGTAATCATCCATACTTAAATTAATTCTAAGTCTGCAGAGATTTCTTCTACCTTTTCTTCTTTTAATGCTTTTGCTAAGAATTCAACTGGAAGAAACCTTTCTGCATTATAATACTCATAAGGAAAAGATTGTTCAGATAACTGTACTTCTTTTAGTTTATAACCAAACTTACCTGCTTGTATACCCATTTTAGCAATTTCCACTACTGTATATACAGTACCTTCAGTTATCCATTCATAGGGTGAGATTCTCTTTGGTTTATCACTGCTATCAATACATATTACCTGCATAATCCTTAATTTCTGATTTTATATCTAAGTCATCAAAGTTACCTTTAATTTCAAACATTTCCATATAATCACCACTTTTTACTGAACATCTACCCGTATTATGGGCTACAACAGCACACTGTTCAGCTTGTAAAGGATCATGATTACAAAATCTAATCAAGCATGCTGTTATATAATCATAGGAATTTATGTCATCATTATAAATAACTAATTTATGTGTTTTAACATCCTCCATACTACTAATATAATGAAATATTAAAATCTTTCCAAACAATTTTAGTTTGATCAAAGTTTTCTAATGCTTCAGTGACCCATTTTTCATCTATTGTATCCATGTAACATAGTATGTGCACAATAGCTTTATCATCTGGATTAAGTCTCAGTAACCTACCAATTCTTTGTGCAGATTTTCTTTCATTACCATATGCATGCATAATAATACCCTGTTTAAGATTAGAAATATTAACACCCTCATTCAACTGCATAACAGTAGATAGTTTGTCTATCTTTCCTTCTTTAAACATAAGTAAATTATCTTCAGACTCTTTGTTATTACTGTGATAACTATATTCACATAGTAAATCAGCTTGTGCTTGAGTATTAGCAAATACAATACATTTAGTATTAATACTTTGCATAAGAAGTTTAGTATACTTTTCTTTACTAGGATACTCCATCATAGCTTTCATCCTCATCACTCTGAGCATATGCATATTACCAGAACCTACATCAATTCTTCTAGACCAGTAAGTATAATTAGATTCTTCATCAGTTACCCATTTTCTACCACCTTGATTTACTACATAATTTTTTTCTGTAGATAATTTAAGCTGATGTACTACTATCTGATAATCATTTAGTATTCCATTCTCTACAGCATCATCTGCTTTGAATGTATATACTACAGGACAAAACTCATTTACTAACTTACCTTTCTCTGAATAATCTCTTTTTGGTGGAGTACCAGTCAAACCTAAGATTTTACCAGTATACAACTGAAGAAATCCCCGGTGACTATCTAATAAACTATGCATCTCATCCAAATAGACAGCATGATAGTCATTAGGGTTATGTTTATTCAAACTTAGATAAGTTGTAAAAGTCATTCTACCTAATAAATCTTCTTTATCAAACTTTACAGCATCATCTTTCCATGACTGAAAGATTGACTTTTTTGGAGCAACAATAAGTACTTTCATCAATGCAGTAGTATTAAGTTCTATGTGACTCAAACCCACAAGAGTCTTTCCTACACCAGTACCTAAGACTACACTACACTTTCTTTTTCCTTCAGTTGCTTTTAATGCTTCTAATTGAACTTCATCTTTTGTCATAATTTTAATGAATTAATTGCCAATTATAATTATCTTCCAACCAATCACAAAGTTCATCTAGTGATTTCTTACCAAAGTTTCTGTATCTCATTAAGTCAGACTTTCTGGATACTAACAGATCTTCAAGAGTAAGTATATCTGCAGCATTCAAACAGTTTATTGTTCTTACAGATAATGCAAAATCCATACAACTCATCTTTAAATCATTAATATCATATCCATGCTTAATAAAATATTGAACATGTTCTTTAGAATTAAATTCTTTGGTTATTTGATTTTCTTTATCTCTCAAGAATTTATTATACAGTTGTGTATTCTGACACTTTAGTAATTCATTTTCACTTAAAAGAGATATTCTCTCTCTATCAAGCTCCTCTGTTCTAAAATATCTTGCTGTAAAATAAATAACTCTATTGGCACTTTTAGTTAATATCTGAATAACTCTTTCACGGCTCATATCAAACATATCAGAAATCTCTTCTATTGATTTATTATCTTTAAGAAATCTATAAAGCATCCTTGTATGTTTTTCAGCATTAAGTTCTTTAGATAATTCTAAAATAACTCTATTCATTAAATTATACCGGAACACAAAACTTGAACTATATTTTATATTATAGCCCATTAAATTTTGTACCTCATCTAAGAAATAATAATACTTAGATCCTTTTTTAGGGACATTAAGTTGCCCTCTTGTACTAAAATAACTGATAACTTTTCTAGACTTCAATCCTTTAAGATAATTTAAAGGAATATTATACTCAGTAATAAGCTGTCTTTCAGAAATAACATCTCTTTTAATTATTTCTTTACAAAGTTTCTTATTTGTAAGTATTTGTTTTAAAGTTCTAGGATCTGACTCAGGTATTTTTTCATGTAATATTTTTAATTCTTCTGTCATAAGTTTATTTTAACCATCCCATAATTCTAGCTTCTGCAGGATTTGCATGAATCCAATCATGACAATTCCTACAAACTGCTAACCACGTACTTTGAATTAAGTAGAATGCTTCTCTATTAGACCCTGCATAGGTATGATGAATGTCTGTAGCCATATGACTACATCCATCCACCTTTACCTGGCAGAGATTGTTAACTAATAAATGTTTTTCTCTTAGTTTAAGATACTCTTGATCTTTTTTCTTTCTTTTAGAAGAAACCTGAGGGATTTTATAATCAGTTGGTTTCTGTGAACTGTCACTATTAATGGCTTTTTGGCAACTCCAACAATATTTACAGTATTTGAATCCCTCATGGTTCTTCCAGATGACTGTCTCTTTCTGACAGCCATCACAGATTTTAAGTTTCATAGTAGTTCTTCAGGAAACTCTGGAGACTTAGGTGCTTTCTTAAAAAGAAAATTCCCTAGAGCACTCCAAAAACTCTTAGTAATATGAAGATCCTTATCAAGAAAATTATCTTTTGGACAAATAATATACTTATCTATTAGATCAGTACATCTTGGATGGTCTGTTGTAATAACTTTGATTAAGTATCTTTTTTTACTACTTAATAAAACTTTTACTTCAAGTGGTCTCCATCTTTCTCTAGCTGGAGACAACTCTCTGATGTCATAAAATGTTTTCATACTCTTTGATTTTTAAGCTGAGGTAGACTAACCGGTGCTTCTTTTAAACTTAAAAAGTTTTTAGGTAGTATACCTTCGGTTATAAAGATAGTAATAATTTGATCTTTACCAATATTTAAATCTTTAAAAGTTAGAGTGTTTTTAAACTTCTCATCAACATCATTCAAAGTCACAAGTTCTTTTGTTAATTTAGCATTTGGAAACAAAGATTTGAAAATACCATTAGTATACTCAATAGTAACTTTCTGTTTAAATGTATTAAGAACACTTTGTGATCTTTTAAATACATTTGTAATTCTTTGTTTTTTCTTGCTACACATTGTAGCCAGTTCTTGTTGATTAAGAGCATCTAGACCATATAATGCTCTTTTATACAAATAATTCTGATATACAGAATACTTGTCTTGTTCATACTGCATGTAGGTTTTACCTGCATGTAATTGGTAATTTCTTACCTGTTGTTTTAACTTTTCCATTTTAATCATACAATTTTACATTCATAAAAAGAGAGGGACACTGATGTCCCCCTCATACTAACTAATCAAATACTATCCACCAATTGAGAAATCATCTGATGGACGAGCATTTTCTATTGCAGAAGATTTACTTTTAGCATATGCTGCTTTTAATTCTGCAACATTATCATGTTTGATAAGAGTATCAGTTGCACTTGCATCAAAAGAAAATTTAGTTCTTCTGTAGATAGGTAATCCACCTAATGTACATACTATACCTGTTTCACCTGCAATTTTTAAATCACGTTCTGGTGTTTTTTCATTGAATGGTTCAAATGATTCTTCAACTACAATTTTACCATCTAATTGTTGTCCAGCAAAGAATGCTGAATCTTGTAATTCAGATATTGTACCTGGGATTAATGCACTAACTGGTTTTCTTCTCAAGAAACCATTGTCATCAATCATTGTTCTTACTTGTTGTACACGAATATAACCATAATCAGGGTTATTTTTAGATACTTCAATTACTGCATTTGTTGTGTCATCAGACAATACGATTACTTTAGAGTTCATCTTTAAAGGTTTTAAAAAATTAATAAATAAATTGATTTGTGAGTAGATACTAAGTCCTTAATTACTCATTTTAAGGGTAGTTGGTAGTTTAAAACTACATATCCAAATTGTCAGATAAGTCAATGATATCATCAAATGGTTGATCATCTGATATAACATCATTTAAATCTTCATCATCCTGTGATAGGAAGTCAAAGTCATAATACTTGTCTCTGGTGTTATTCTCAACAGCAGAACCTGTAAATGGATCCCTAATGTGTTCACCATAGTCAATTGACATGAGGTACTGTATATCTTCATCTGTAAGATCAAGAAATTCCTCTACAGAAAGGTGAATTACTTTCCCATTAGGGAGTTGATATTGCATTACCGGCATAAATATGCAGATAAATATATATCATTTATTAAGACCTTGTTGGTTTAAACTAATAATATTTAGGAATATATAGCTAACAATGAAAAGGGGATATTTCTATCCCCCTATATCATTAGGTCAGGAAAAGCATATCAACAGATATACTATTTTAAAACTCTTCTATAATTTCTAAATCTTTTGTTTGTACATAAGTAGTATCTAGTCTAGTTAAACCAGCTGTTGTAATTACCATGCATTCAATAGTATAAGGACTATACTCATGATAACCTCTAAATTCTTTTACAGTTACTGTAACATTCTCATCTTGATCAGCAAACTTTTCTTTAGTAGCTTCTTTATCCACACCATAACCAAGATTACCATAATACATTTTACATAAAGTACCATTTGGTATTATTTCCGGTAACTTATTACCAAGCATAAGCTTAAAGAAATGATCACATGCTTGAGAACTACTACATATCATAGGAGTAAGTAACTTAACAAACTCCTCAGAATTAGAATCTTTGATGATCTTACTGAGTGCTTTTGCTACATCAGTATCATCATAGTTAACAGATATCTTCATACTCAGTCATTTAATCTTCTGTACTCTCTTATTTTAGATAAGAGAGATTCATTGTAATGTGTAAAGAAATTTTTGTCTAGTATCCGAGGTTCTGGTTCTACATCAGTAACTGCATACACATATGTTGATTTAACACCAGATCTAATAAGCTCACCATTATGGTCAACTATCTCTGCCTTAAGATCAAATCCTAATACAGAGGTGATTAATGTCTTATCCACGGCCAAACATGTTTTTAAGCATATTATGAATCCTTTCATGTGAATCATTCTTCTCAATAACTTTAGCCATCATAAGAGTAGCAAAGACTATCTCATTAGTATGAGTGCATATGTTAACAACCTTTTCCATTGCAACATGCACACGTTGACTACTATCAAATGCTTCTAAACAAGTATTTAATATTACTTCTGCTCTCTTATCTGTAATACCCAGATTCTTATGAATTAGCTCAGCCTCATCATCAATGATAAGTAGTTTATACTTACCATCAGTGTTGTAACTCTTTTGTTTTTTCTTAAATAGTTTTTTTAACCACTTCATTTTACATAGATTTTAATTAATATTCTTTTCCTAAAGACAACCAGTCTTCGTCTTCTAAAATCCATACCTCATCAATATAACCATCTTTTAAAGTATACATAGTATTCCAAAATTCTAATACTATTACACCATCATTTCTTTTAGTTACATCTACTATAACATCATTTGTGATCTCAATCACATTATTGACAAATCTTTTTTCTGATTTAGAAAGATTCTTTGGTAAGTTTTGTGAGTAACCAACTCCGGCAATCATAAGTGCCACTGTCATAATTAATTTTTTCATTACGTAAATATTAAAATTCCTAATCCTATTATAATCATTGCATATAGTACTACAAGAAATGCAGTACTAACATTGTTATTTTCTCTTATTGAGTCTTTCTCATCTTCAATACAATCCTCAATACAAGCTATAGTATACTCTAGCTCATGTCTTTTTGTTTTGTACCACTCTTCACTAGGTTCATAAATATGAAGCTCTTCTAATTCTTGTTGGCACCTTGCTCTTTCTTGTTCTAGTTCTTCTAGTCTGTTCATAATATTTTTATTAAAATAAATAATATAGTCACCAAGTAACAGGAATATATAGCTAAAATCAAAAACAAATACTAAGTCAAAGACCTTCTCTTCTACAAAGACAAATACAAATACTAAGTCTCAATGTTATCAGCCAATTGCATATTTTGTTTTTATGCATAACCTGTCTGATGATGAGTTCTATCTCAGTTTTATAATTTTGAAGAGAAGCGGTTTATACTATCAAGTATTCATTGTATAATGGTAATCAACCATTGAATTTTAGTTGTTCTAAATTCCTGTCACAAGGTATAAAGAGTAAGAGGATCAGCTTGTGCTTACCTCTTACTCACCTAATATAGAGATTCCTAGTTCTCTGATGTAATGAACATGTCAATTACATGCTGAAATCTAGGATCAACACTAATTCTTAGTGCTGCAGCTTCTTTAATCTTCAACTCACGTTGACTATTAAATTCCATAGTAAGTCTCAGTAACTCACCTTGATATGCTTCATACTCAGCTTTGTACTGTTCCATTAACTCTTTCTCAAGTTTTAAGAACTCAGCTGCTTTATCTGCATTCACTTTCTGAATACGTGCATTCTCATCACTAACTAAGTTCTTAACCTTAGCTTTGTAATAGTTTACACGTTGCTCATACTTACGGTGTTCATCTGCAATACTTTCATGAATACCTAATAAACCTGCAGATACATGGTGTTTGGTAATTTTAACAGGAGATTTCTTTCCTGCTTCTACCTCAAACCACTCAATACTAGGAATAGTAGGCAATTCCTTTCTCAATTGAGTTAGTTTACCATTCTTATGAATGAACTGACCCAAATGAGAAGCCATTGCTTCTGCTTGTAAATACTCAGAATACTCAGAATCTTTTAACTGAGTCCAACCCCATGACTCTGATACATCATGAAGAATATCATAATCTGGTACTGTTGGTCTCTCAGGTGCAATAAGATGAGAGAAATCAGGTCTTGTATCCTTAATCCTCTCTATTTCATTATCCTTACCCTTGATAGCTTCCATAAGAAAAGCTTGACATGCATGCAAGTCACCCTTATTCTTAAGTTTTTCAAGTATATCACCAGGTACAGGAATACCTTCTTGTGTTTCATAGACTTGTCCATCAATATTAATGGATCTACTACAGTTATTGTAAGAGTCTAACTCTCTTTGAATCTCTTGTGCATTTTGATTACACAGGTTACTAATTGATTGTGCTTGACTCATTGACAATCCTTTGCTTGCTAAATTTCTCATAATTTTCTTTTTTAGAGATGAATAAATAAATAATTAAGTTTCTTTTTAAGTTTAAAATGGAGCTTTACTGTCATTCACAGCTCCGGACAGACCTTTTTATTAGGAATTTTCTTCTACACAGATATTATCTTTGGCATACTCATACTCTTCCATAACAGAGTTGAAATGATAACTCTTACCAAACTCAGTTTTACGGTTATTATACCAGTAATACTTTATCTTAAAAATTTCATCCAATGTTTCTAGATAATATTTTGTAGTACCATTTAGACCATCTATCTTAAGATATGGTTTACCTACTCCATAACGATTTCTATCTTGAGTAATATCTACTTCATATCCATAGGATAATGCTGTTGTGATATCTTTCTCAAATAAATAGAGATACTTTTGATATTCCTTATTGTAGTTTTTAATTAAGTCATAGAACATTCTATAATTATAATCATCTACCATAGGACCAACTAAACTATTATATTCAGTAAATAAGTCGGAGAATTGAGTATAAACACTTTTTAACCAATATGGATTCTCTACTAGAAAGAAGTATTTTACTGTCTCCATGTAGCTAGATCCATCATAATCATGATGATGCTCATCAACAGTATATACACCAAGAGTAAGTCTAACTACAGTTTCATTCCACTTATCTGATTTGATAGTTATTTCATCTGAGTATTTAATATCATGATCAGGATATGCAAGTATTATTGCTCTTCTATCTTCAATCTTTTGCCACTCTTCACTACCTGGTCTATACTCATTACGGCATGATCTATCAATATTGTCCTTTTCATAATTTTGTTGAATAATCTCCCTAATGTTTCTAGGTTGTGTTCTGCTGATAATATTATGTAATACAGCAATGTCTTTAAGTTGAATTTTACGATCCATTTTTAAGTTTATTTATAAGTTATTAATTAAGTTTCTATAAGTTAAGTGAGCAGTTTTATATCATACTCAGGATAATATTTCAATACTAATCTATTAGACTAGGATCATCTTCCCCTCTAAGAGTATAGTTAGTTCTTTCATAGAAATCACCATAAGATTCTTCTCTACTGTAGAACTCATCACGGGCAGCATCTTCTTGATCATCAAGATCACTTAACTGATCTTTATATCCTTGTAGTTCTGCTTTAAGTGACTCTATTAATTCTATTTGTTCTTCTCTCCACCATCTGTACTCAAGTGCTTCTTGATGTTTGTCTGTTAAATCTTCACAGTCAGCAATTGTTGCAGAAACATTAGGAGTATTATATAAATCATACTCTGCTTGTTCAAGTTCATAAGAAGTTTCAAGAACAAGTTTAAATAAATCATCTCTTGTCATAAGTTTATTTTTTGAATTTATATTTAAGTTAAATACCCTCTGCACTCAGTTACTGTTTTAGACTTATTGATATGGCAACATTTCAATAACTGCTCACCCTTGGGAAGTGAGAATGGTGCATTATAACTACAGTATAAAGTCATAAAATCCCCAGGTATAAATACCGTAGATTCCAAATGCCTAACTCCTGTAGATGTGGCTCATTATGCTTTCATGAGTTGTTCCACGTTACGTTTGATAAATGAGCAGTTTTAATTCATGCTCAGGAAAGGTCATTAATACAAATCAGATAAATCAGGTTGTTTATTAAACTTGACTTCTTCTTCATATTGTTTCAACAACCACTCTTTATCATCTAATGAAAGAGCAAATAGTTCTTGTTTAGTTTTGTCATTTAAACTAGTTCCATAAAATTTTACGGCATGAACAAGAAGTCTTAAATTAATATTAGACTCTATTGCATGCATAGTTTCTACATACTCTCTGTTGTTAATCATAGTTGCATTCATATTATTTGTTTTTAAATTGATTTATAAGTTATCTATTGTTATTAATGAATCTAATTGAGTATAAGTACCACCATATACTCTATGGCTTTCTACATTCTCAACCCAAATACTATCTTCACTTACTTCAAGATAGTATTCTATGTCGATGTTACCACCGACATCTGTCCAGTCTTTTGACACATTTTCCGGAGTCTTTGTTACTGAACTAGTATAAGTATAACCAAGTATAACTTGTATTACACAAAAGGATAATGCACCTACTATAATGCCTATCACAAAAGAATCATAAATCCTTGTTTTCATATATGTTTATTTAAATAGTTAGCTATATAAAATATTATATAAGTATATATAATATAGAGTAATTATATTGAGTATACTTAAGTAGAAATAAGTGGTATAGGTTAAGTATCACTAACATACTAATACACAAATACTTACAATAAAGTATATTTACTACTTAAGATATAGAAACTTCTATAGGTTAAGTATAGTATATTAAGTATTAAATAACTTATCCTTCTGTACTATTATATATCCTTTAAGAATATAAAATATAATACCTAAGTATACAAGATATAACTACAAACATCTTTTTTGCCAAGTGGCGGGTTGTACAAATAAAGGTAAAAACAAAAGAGACTGCAACAGAATTCCTATTACAGAATTCTATTACAATCTCTTTTGATGTCTTATTCAGACTTTCCTAAATCAGCATCACCCCCACTAGACATATTTGCTAGTTCAGCAATTCTACTAGTATTCTTCAGACCTAAACCCATCCTTGTTGCCATAACATGTTCAGTAAACACTCTACTAGCATTACTCATACCACGTTCTTCAAACTGTTCTAGAGTATCTAATAAATCTTCTGACTCAGCCTTATCTATATTATAAGTTCCATAATATGTTACATACACATTATATCTAGAACCAATAGTACCGAACAGATCTTTCCAATTACACCAGAACTGAACCTGACCATCTCTATTATATTTTACTTCATAATCTTTATTAGATGGATGGTCTATAAATTCTTTTATCTCATCAGCTGGTCCAGACAAATCATATTTATAGAACTTCTTCCCGAAATTCTTATGACCTTCTTGTTTATTCTTTCCTAGTCCAGCATAGGTTGCCATAATCTTTGTTGATTTAGCTTTACTCTCTTGTTTCATCACTGTTTGTTTCATAATTTACTTTTTTAGTTAATAATTAATTTTTATCAAGTTAAGGGTTGTAAAAAAAAGGTTTTAAAAAAACAGAAAGAGACTAACATATAAGTCTCTTTCCATTCTTTATTAGTTAATACTCTGTATGATCTCTGGCACATGTATCCAAATCATCCAGATCAATTCGACCAACAACTCTAACTCCAGATTCATTGCATGATTCCATATCAGACGTTAACTCAAAACTAAATTTCTGAATCAAGTTAACTGATCTATGGAATGCTGCAAAGTCTTCACACTTCTCTACCAAAGAATCTAAATCAGTTGTGGCCATTATTGTTTCTCTCAGAGAATGTCTGATTCTATCAAAACTACTAGTTTTAAATTGTTCAGTCAATCTCTTCAAGACTTTTAAATCTACAAGAGCTATTTCTCTTGCATTATCAGGTGTAAAATCTATTACTTGTTTACCATTAATCTCAATTCTATTTTCCATAATTATTTATTTTAGTTAAGTCAAGGGTTGTAAAAAGAAGGTAAAAAAAAAATAAAAGAACTTAACCATAAGTTCTTTTACATATGTACTATGAAACTATTAATTATGCATTAGGATTTCTAATCCATGATAATATAGTAACAACTCCATTAGATAACACTAATTCATTTTTCATATCAATCAATTTTCTGTTCAGTAAAGGGTTGTAAAAAAAACAAAAAGAAATAATGGGGAAGGGCCCCCATTATTTCATCCAAGCTGGTTTAGATCCTGATGTCTTCTTCTTAACATCAGGAACTGGAACAGGTTGGAGCTGGTTATGGCTGTAGATTTTTCCTTTCAGAAAATCTGCATCCCTATAACCTGCTTTGTTGGTATAGAATCCAAGTTCCGCCACATAAGGAACATTGAATTCTAGACCAATCTGTTTGATGTAATTAATATGCTTGCTACATATGATAGCATCATTAATTTCATCTTTTAGAAAGACATAATCACTGTCTTTCTTTTGGAACAGTTTAATAATAACTGTTGCATAATTTTCATATTTTTTCATAGTACATATTTGTACTAGGTCCAGGGTTGTACATAAAAAAAAATCAAAGATTTTCCCCAAGGAAAATGTTTTATTTTTTTTACTCTTGGCATGTGTGTTGGATTTTGTAGGGGGGTACCAGGTCTGGCCAGTGGGTCGGGGGGTCAGGCTGCAGGGGGCCATCACTATCTCTTATATACTATAAAAATACTATAGGAAAATTTTTTATTTTAAAAAAAGGTTGTATGTTTGTATAGATTTTTTAAGTATCATGACTTAGAGATTTATTGTTTAAAAACCCTGGAGTTGAAAGCCCGGGGTTTTTTATTACCTTTACTTTATGAAAGTATTCTTTGATCATGTCTCTGGGTTTGGTAAGGTTAGTGACCTGGAGGTTATAGTTAATGGAGCTTATGGTATACTTGATCCTGATGAATCTACTACAGATGCATTACACCAAGGATGGATACCATGGGAGGGTAAGTGGTATAATGAAAGAAGCACCCGGTTAAATCTTAAAGTTTATAGACCCACTAAGACTACAAAGAAATTATCTAAAAAAGTTACTATTGCTATAGGAGATGTATTAGCAAACCAGGAAATTTATGAAGAGCTCTATGAAAAGTATTGTAATCACCATGGGTTTAAAAGAGATATTAAACTAGAGTCTTTTAAGGATTGTCAAGTTATAGAATACCATACAGATAGACTAGTTGGGATTAGTTTATATAGACAGTTTGAAACACAGTTTGTGGCATACCAGTTTATATGGGATTATCAGGATCCAAAACTTTCCCTGGGTACAGTTGCTCAGTATTATGAATGTGAAACTGCTAAAGTCTTAGGTTGTGAGTATGTATATTTGTTAGGAGGGTATGAGTTATGCTGCCTCTACAAAAGTAACTATTCTGGTTTTGAATTTTGGACTGGTAAAGAATGGTCAACTGATGTAGAGTTATATAAGACACTAGTTGAAAGAGATGAAAAAATTAAAATTATAGGATATGATATTTGAACCAACTAATAGAGTAGAAGTGAATACACCAAAAGGACCGGGGGTAATTTGGTTGGTTACTGACTATGGTCATGAAACAGATACTATTTATACAGTGATTATTAATGAGACTGGAGAGTTCTGGCAGTATACACATAAAGATATAAGGGCAAAAAATAATTTGACATTTAGAAGAAAAATAGATCCAAGTATTGGAAAATAGTTTTATATTTGTACTGTTTTCGATTACTTTCATTTAGTTTATTATTTGCTAAGAACCCTGGAAATTTTCTGGGGTTTTTAGTTTAAACAAAAAAAATTTATATATTTGTCACATGGAAAAAGACACAGTGATTATTTCTATTACAGAAAAAGAAGATGGGTTAGAAGTAAGAGTTAATGAGGGTGCTTATGGTAATGCACATATCATTGGTATCTTAGAAAGAATTAAGTTTACCCTTCTTTCTCAAGATCCTCCTGAAATAGAAAAAATACAGACTGGTAATACTAGTCAAAAGTATGATGCGTAAATTTTTAAAACCAACAATATGAGTGAAAACAAATCAGTGTACAATGTACCAGATCAAGCTCCAGAAATGCTTGAGCATAAGATCATCCCATTTGGACATCAGTTAATGGGATTAGATCCAGATAACTTAGATGATACTACAGTAACTAAAGTAAAGTTACTAGCTGCTGAGATGGCTGAGATTTTAAAGACAGACTATGAAAATGAAAGAGGTCCATTAAAAAGCCTACTCTTTGATCATGCATTAGGTGAGATATTAAATGCATCCATGTCCGTAGTAAAAGTATTAACTCTAAAAAATAAATAATGAAACCATTTCAAAAACTAAGAGGTAGAACTATTCTACTTAGTGTACCTGAAAGAAAGAAATCAGGACTTGAGTTGTCTGCAAAAGATGAAGAGGCAATGATGCAAGAGGCTGCTAAACTATGGAGTAGACTTACAGTTTATGCCATAGGAGATAAAGTAGAAGAAGTTAATGAAGGTGATGTAGTTTACGTAAGAACAGGGGCCCTAAATATGGAACATATGGAACGTATAGAAATAGATGGGCAGATTAAACTTGTTCTTAATGAAGGTGATGTAATTATAGTATGGTAAGTTATGAAAAATAATTTATATAAAGCATGCACTCGTAGTGATAAACAATCTCCATATAAAGATATGGTAGATGGAGTTTATGGAAAGGACACTAACCTTTATAAACCATCCTGCCCTACAGCAGAAGAAATAGATTGGAGTAAAAGAGTTCTGAACCTGGGTGAACCACCAAGACCAGATTACTATGGTGGTAAAGATAATACTTATGAAGTATTTCAAGTATTAGAAGCTTGGGGATTGGATAAAGACTTTTATCTTGGTAATGTAATTAAGTATGTTGCCCGGGCTGGTAAGAAAAATAAATTTACTGAAAAGGAGGATCTTCAAAAAGCTTTAGTATATTTACAAAAAAGAATTGACTCGTTATGATACTGAAAGGAATCATGTTTATATTTGGTGTATTAGTCCTTGGTTTTTTATTCTTAGTAAACAATGCTATGAGTAAACCCTTATATAATAAGATACATAATGTCTGGGAAGAAGACCCAGAAGGAAAGAAATATGCTAACCTAACTTTGACTGTAATGTTATTTATTGCATTCTTTATGGGACTTATGTTTTGATATTTTCTCTAATCAAACGGAAAGATCCTCAGTTTTTTAGCTG